AAAAGATAAATTCAATATGGGTGTTATATGTTACAGGAAACGTTAGCCCCCCTGTAGCACTTGACCCACTTGTCGAAAGACCTGTTGTTGTATTTCCTACCGTCATTGTAGCAAATCTTGTAGGAACGTTTAAAAAATTAAGAGGATTAAATAGCGCATTCAGATTTGTTGGGGTATGCGTACTAAGTGTAACAGTATTATTATTAGTAAAATTGTTTACACCATGATAATCTGTTTGAGCGTTTGTTCCATTGTTTAAGAAGTAGCCGTCTGTTCCTTTAGTAACGGCAGCAATGGTTGCTATTGCCACTGGTGTCCAAAATGTGCCTGTTGAATCGTATTCTGCAAAGTTAGAAATATCACTCGCCAACCCATCAACACGAACAAAGTTTGCAATATAGTGGTCTCCATGATTAATATCTGAAGTTGGGTAACGACCTATAAATTCTCCACTTGCTGTTGTAATACCTAAATCTTGGGCTGATGAGGGGTTAGTTTGTGTCCCAAAAGAAGTCTCTACTACTCCATTCACCGTTAATGTAACACAGGAATTATTAGTCTGGTTACAGTCTACTACAAAATGTATATGATACCAAGCTGTATCCCTGAAAAATCTAGTGGTGATATGTCTAATTAAGGTTGCAGATCCAGCTACATTATCAAAGTCAATTCTAAGATTATCATTTGTATCAAAAGCTATAAAATTCGTAGCTGCATTACTGTTTGTTTGTGACCATATACTCTGAATATCCCCCTTACCAATACCGCAACGGTACACCCAGAAATCAAATGTCTGAATACGTGCGCCTGTCGGGGAACCAGAAGTTGTCAAAGATAAATTTTCACTAGCGACTTGATCAAACAAAGCAGACTTACCTACTTTTACTACACTTGGGCCACTGGCAGTATGTGCTGCGGCCATCATTGCATTTCTAAAATTAGTCATTAAGCAAAAGCCAATCCAACCAAAGCTCCGTACCACCTAGTTCCACCATTGACAGTCCAGAACACAAGATAGTCCACGCCACTCGTAGTAAGTGTTGGTGCAGACCCTCCAGCCCAATCTACTGACGCAGGCCAGTTTACCGTCTGCGATCCACCGTTAGTAAGTTCAAGGGTAAAACCACATAATTCGTCAGAGGCAGTAGGGTTACTAAAAGTAAAGGTATTAGCAGAAGTATCTACAGTAGCAGTAACGGAATTACCAGCATTAAGGTCAATATCTTGCGTACCGCCTCCTGTAGCTCCAATAGCATTTGTTATTTCTCCGTAGTCTTTAAGGTTGATTGCTGATACAGTTTGATCTGCACCTGTAACAGCACCTGCTAGGGTCTGTGCTGGTACTGCGTTGGTGTTAACTACAGCCATTGTACCAAGACCTATAGAGGTTCTCAACGTAGCTCCACTTTCTGCAACTGGATCAGTTGTACCGTCACCTACGATCATCTCACCGTCACCTAGTACAGCCATTGCTGTAATAGCTCCTGTGCCTGACCCTAACAAAACTCCACCGTCTGTTAAGCTGGATGCACCTGTACCACCGTCAGCAACAGTTAAATCAGTAATACCTGTTATTGATCCTCCTGTAATACTTACGGAGTCAGAAGCTTGAGTAGCAATAGACCCAAGACCTATAGAGGTACGCAGTGTAGCTCCACTCTCAGCTACAGGGTCTGTTGTTCCATCTCCAACAATCATCTCTCCATCGCCTAATACCGCCATAGCAGTAATTGCGCCAGTTCCTGATCCCAATAAGATACCACCGTCTGTAAAGGTAGAAGCTCCTGTTCCTCCATTTGCAACTGTAAGGTCAGTAGTTAACGTTACAGTTCCAGCAATAGTTACATTTCCTGAAGAGTCCATTTCAAAGTCACTTGTATCTGCAAGTGCTGCTCCAGAGTGTATTTTAAATTTGTTAGCGTCAGAGTCATCAATACCCATGACATACCCTGTTGTACCTCCCTGTTGGAAAGCAACAGATACATCACCAGCACCGTCTGCCAGATTAGCCTTATAACCTGCAGAGGTAATTACTCCGCTAGTTGCGTCATCTCCGTTATTAACAAGAAAAGCATCGTCTACGTTAAGAGTGTTTGTAGCTAAAGTAATGTTAGTTCCAGCAACCAAAGCTGTTTTACTAATTGCTATTGCAGCGTCTGATGTTATACTTGCATTTACTACAGAGTTAGACGCTAACTCATCTGCACCTACTGCATCGTTTGCAATCGAGACAGCCCCTGATGCAGCCATAGTAACATCACCAGATACGGCAACAGGATTAAAGTTTGTTCCGTCAGCAACCATTATATGACCGCTGGTATTTGTACCCATTACAAGATCATCACCTGTAATAGTAAGATCACCAGCTACTGTTACACCACCTGCAAAAGCAACAGTAGAATTAGCAACTGTTGAGTTAGGTGTCATTGTCATGTGAGTTACATACGTACCTGCACTATTTATATCGTTACCTAATGTGAGTACACCACCATCCGCAATATTTAATTTCCACTCATCACCTGCATCGTCACCTTCATCTGCACAAAGAGTAATAGCTAACCCTGCTCCCTCTGCTGCTTTAATACGTAACGAATCTGAAACAGACTCATCGTACCCTACAAGAACATTAGAATCTGTTCCAAAAATAATATTTTTATCGTCTATTAACAGTATGTCATCGTTGTATTTAAAATGATCTTCGTCTTCCATCCACAACAATACACCATCGTTTGTTTCTCCATCAAACGTTACGGTAATATCAGTACCTGCTGTTGCAGCACCTATTGTGATAGAATTACTACCTGTTAATTTAGATAACGCACCACCGTTACCAGCAGTGCCATCGTGATTGTGTCCACTTGTACCAAAAGCTGTTACAATAGCATCAAATTCATTATTAGAATCTGACGCATTAATTGTATCACCTGTGGTATATGAACTTTGTCTTGCGGAATAACCTGTCATTACATTCTAGCTCCTGGAGTAAACTCTAACTCAAAACCTTTCAAATTTATCGGTGGGTTGGACGATGAATCTTCTACTCGTATTACAACCGTAAACCCACTTCCCTCTACACTTTGTCTTACAATCGGAATACCTCTTGCACCGTATGCTGATGTACCGTATGTGCCTGAACCGTACACAGCTGCTGAACTCTGAGTTGTTAAAGAGTATGCTGCAGGTTGCGGAACACTGGTATCTTCAAAATCATATTTTACAAACAATGAAGCGTTTACAGATCCCTCTGTATCAAAGTTTAAATTAATACGTTGCATAACTTTACGTATACCTGCATCTCCCATTGTAAGATCAGGAGATCGATATATTGCATTTATGTTTGTACCTGCAAACGTATTACCACTTTCTTGTTGGTACACAAATCCATCAAAGCCACCATGTACAACTGTTTCAGTATTTCCTACAAAATCAGAATCACAACAAGCAACCTTAATACCTTTCATGTCAGCGTATTCCCAACCAATTTGTCCTTGGGGGTTTGACTTAATAACGCCTATTATGCCATACGCTCCTGCTTCTGTACCGCCAGTAGTAGGATAGAAAAGCCTGTATTGACTTTTACGTCTTATAACAAGAGAAGAAATATTATCAAATCCAACACTGTTAATCCTTTCCTGTATCTGTTTAGAAACTGTTCCTAATTCAACGTCACCAATTCTAGCTGTACCAGCGATTGTTCTTAAACCGTCAGGTGCTAAAAAGATAATGTCACCACCTATTTCCTGAACACTGTTGCCATCACTACAACCAATGTTACGAGAGATAGGTGTTATTGCAAAGTTTGCACTAGAACTTCCTGATAGTTTGTATATTCTGTCTTTACCGAATATAATGAGATCATCACGAAATGACTTTAGAGCTACAATTTCTGTATCTACTTTTATGTTTCCTGATCCGCTTCCAGTATAGTCTGTTTCCGTAAAAGGAACTGTAAACTGTACTTGTTGAGGTGCGGAAGATGTACCTGCATAGAATAGATGGTTTTGAAACGAGGATACTGAAGTTGCATTGGCAGGTGCGCCAGAAGCATTTAATACTGTTGCACTTCCAGATCCTGTCCATCTTGTAGGTGCATTAGCACCATCTATCCATACAATGCTGTCTGTTCCGTTGAAGTTGTATCTTTCAAATCGTGGTCTTACAGGTGTAACTGCCTGTGTTGCAACTGAAGCCCAAGAACTTCCACTTCCGTATTTGACTGCAGTTCCAGATATTGCTATTACACCGTTACCAAATACAGCAACTCCCGTTATTTTGTTGGAACCATTTACTTGTGAGCTTGAAAACTTAACCGTTCCGTCTAGCCTACGGTAACCACCTTTAACAGAAGGTTCAAAGTTTTGAAGAACAGATGCAGCTCCTACAGGCATTGTATATACATCTCTGTCTAGGACTAAACCGCCTGATGTCGTAACAACGTATGGGGATATATATTCTGGTTCTGTTACTTGAGCCAATTTTTATTCCTTTATGTATTAACTTTTAGAAACCTGCCTGAAGATTTTAAACCACTTGCATACATGTAGTTCTTTTTATTTAAAAGTTCTACCCTCATTCTTTTAATACCTGTTAAGAAATCTTTTTCAGATAGTTGTGATCCTGCTACGTTAGCTCTCATCATGTATGTGTAATACTTAGCACGATTAACAACTGTATCGTGAAAACGAACAGGTAATATAGGCACATCTGTATGACTTGATAGGTCAGCATGTGTCTTATAATATTTATAGTTTACACTTAATACTCTGTCTGGTACGGGGGATACGCCATACTTTTCATCATTTGTTTCAAAAATATATAACGGCATTGCAAATTGATTTTTAGAAGTCTGGTTAAGATCTGTTTCTGAAAAACTTTCAAACCACTCATCGTGAGACATGTATTGTAGTTTACGTGGTTGTTCGTTCTCTACAACTTCTATGGTATCTATTTCTGTTACGCTACCGCTTGTTTCAGAAAGACCGATAAACGTTGTAGTGGATGTAGCTGTAAACGGAGATGTTAACCATTCACCATCACCTGCATTCACAACACTTAAAGTTTTACTGAGATTTTGTGTACCGCCTGAAGATGTTCCTATTTTTAAATTAACATCATTAGAAAAAGTACGAGTACGAACTATGTATTGTTTGTTGATAATTGTTTGAACAGATTGTGTAACTTCTGCACTACTAAGTTGTAATGCTCCTGCGACAGTAGCACCTAACGTTGTTGTATCAACACGAATAGGACTTCCAGATACTGTCGTCCAGTTATAAAGACTTGATAGAAAGGTTCCGTTTCTTATAAGATTTTTAGGAAGTAACATAAATGAATCAAAGTCTATCTTTCTAAAATCTGAAGGAAAGTTATACTCTTGTGTGCCTGCAATAAGATCATCTGTTTGTGTTTCTATAAGAAAAGGCCATTCTATTTCTGAATTATAAATATCGTTAATAGCTTTATTTACTACGCCTTTAACCATAGACTGTACGCCTCTAGACGAAGTAAACGTATCTGCTGTTAATTCTATTTCATTAAGTTCAGTAAGAACACTATTTACAAGTTCTAGATAATTCATGTTTTAACACTTCCATCTTTTACGTGCTTGGCGTAATCTGCTATTAGGATTTTTAGCAGCCTTGGGAAACTTTTTCATTTGTCCTAAAGATCTTGCACAGTAGCTTTTACGTCTTTTAGCAGATTTACTTCCAGCTTTAACTTTTCCTGTAACAGCACCTTTAAGCTTAGAACCTGGATTTGCTCTACGATGTGCAGCAATTCCAGCTTTTGTCATACCTGCGCCTTTATCTGAAGCGCGATAGTTTTTCTTATTACGTGCTATAGGTTTCTGTCGTTCAGACATACTAACTAGCCTTTATACTTTGCAACTCTGCCACCGTATGCGTAGCTTCTACCACGATACGCCATACCACCATGACCCATCTTTTTAGGTTTAACGTAACCGCCACCCATCATTCCTTTTGAGGCTGACTTCATGGATTCTTTTTTGTTGCCATCGCCATCTATGTCAATATAATCAGGTTTTACACCGCCACCGTCTTTCATACCTAGTCCTTCTCTAGCTATTCGAGACTGTTCAGATGTAGCTTTTTTTAAAACTTTTCTAGACATAGCTATGTCATTATCATTTTCTTTTTCACCACTGTTTAATATTCCCATAGCCTCATTTACAGCAGCTTGTGATACTTCAGCCATTATTTATCTCCTATTTTAAGTTGCAGCAAATACACGCACGTTGGCGGTACTGCCTGATGAGTTGTAACATTCTATTCTATCGATTGTATCCGCAGTCCAGTTTGTTTCCCATGTATCATTTTCTGCAAGATAATTAGATTCATTAAAACTTCCTGCAACATCACCTCTGTTTCTGCTAAGATCGTCTGCAAGACAAAAAGGTATGCCAGCTTGAAGTTTAACAACCCATGCATTCTCAAGATCGCTTCCCGATACTGTTCCACCTTCGTTGCACATAAGTTGTATCTCTACAGCTTGATTAGACTCTATCCATAAAAAGTCAAAGTCTGCTAACAGTGTATCATTCCACACTTCGACTAACGTATTATTAGTAATACTGTATCGCCTATCAAAATAATGTGTTATAGTTATACTGTCAGTAGCGGTTGTGCTTCCACCAGTGATAGTATGTGAATCATCATCTGGTATGTCTACAGTAAAGTGAGTTGTTAAACTTAACGTTGCCATATTATCCTTACTCCGTTTTAATCTTATTTACCCCATTCTTTTTTGAGATAATTTTGTACAAGGACTGACTTTGTAAACGTAGGTAATCCTTCTGGTTGACTTTTGCTTAACGCTTGTGTGACTTCATACAGGTTTCTTAAAATATAAGATTGTTCATAAGTAACGTTAGAAGAAAACCATCCAAGTATGTTAGTTCTTTTTCCTTTTGTTACTTCTTTTACACCATGCGGATAAATAATTGGAAATATGACAGCTTCACCTAGTTCAAGCTTACGTCCTATTATTCCTGTTTCTGTTTGAAAGTAAATCTCTCCACCGCTATAATCGTCACTTAAATTTATTGAAAAACCATAATCAAAGAAAACATTATTAGACTTCGGAGAAGCTTTAAAGTTATCTATATGTAGATTATAGTAATCACCTTTTTTATACTGATTGTAATAGTTAACTGATACTCTTGTTGGGCAGTAAACACTATCTATATAGTGTGCATCGTAAATTCTAGAGATTAGTAACTTACGGATTTGCTCTGGTACAGTAACTGACTCCGTATTTTTTTTAATATTTTCTAATGGCTGTGATTTATTGCCATCTTTAAATGCGTCTTTTGGAATAGCTTTGAAGCAAGACACAGCTTCTTCGTCAGATAGTAATTTCATAAACATATTATTTCTTTCACAAATAATTGAACAAAGCAAGAAAGTGTAGGGTTTTTTAACAGAACCCCACAAAACTGTTAAGTAATTAAGTACCCGTAGATACTGTAGCCGATTCTGCTGGGTTTCTAGAAATATCTGCCAACACAACATGTATTCGGAATCGCAATGCTGTTTCACCAGTGGAGCCACCATCTAAGATGAGGGCATCAATAGTGTCAGCAGCAGTTACTATTCGTGCATTAGCACCAGAAGCTCCTACTGCAGCTTCTAGGAATGGGCTGAAACCAGCAGCGCAAGCAGATCCGTCAAGTAACGCATCTACATCACCACCAGTAAAACCAATATCCATAGTAATCTGACCATTGCCTCGTGCTTCAAGCACTTCTAGGCAACCTGATATGATCATGGTATCTGCAGGAAGATCAATTAATTGAATAATATCACCTCCAACACCGCCACCGTCAACAGTATCCCATACAGGAGAGGTAATTACATAAGGCACTGAAGCGTTGGATGGGTGTCCAATCGTACCGCCACCAGTAGCCGTTCTATTATAAACAGTCATAATTCATATCCTCCTTATGAGCCAAGATCAGCAACGCCAGAGAACACAGCCTTATAGCCATCGCCACTGCCACGTAATACTTTACGTCCGAAAACGTGAAGACCACGAACAATGTCGGAGAAACTATCAGGGTCACGAATGACTTCCGTTTTAGCAATATGGGAAGCTGTAGCAACTCCACTCATATGACCATAAAGGAAAATATGTTCACCACCATTTGTTGATGCGAATGTATGGTTTGCAGCATTAGCAGCACCACCGTTAACGATGGCGTTGGTCTGATACATTTTAAAACCATGTATGATACGATCTGTTACTTGACCATTCATTAGAGCAGAACCTGTTTCTCCAGTAACACTAGCGTCCATAATCTTTGCAGATGCTTGACGTAGTACGTTAAAAAACTCAGGGTCGGCTACTAACCAACGATTTTCGTAAGGGACATCGTTCTCATCTAATACTTTAGCAGCACCACTAATTACGTCAGCAAGTTCATCGCCTGTAAGAGTAGTAGAAGCTCCTGTTAAAGGAGATCCGTCTGTTCCAGTATTGCCAGCACTTGTTGCAGCATTACTATAGATGTTGCTAAGAACGTTAAAGTCAAATGCTTTCTTCAACTCGTAAGCACCAGAAGAAGTTGCAAGAGACTCAAAGTTAAGGTGTGAATGACGCTCTTCAATGTCATCTACCTTAAAAGCAAAGTAGTTGCCTTGGTCTACAATTAGCTGGATTTGGTCATCTGCCAAATTCTCAGTATTAACGGTAGAACCACGAGTGTAGGAAGAAACCGAAATTGTTGGTTCCTTGATTATGTTTACAGTATCTCCAAAGTTCTCGATCTCTCCAGAGTAGTCGGTGTTGGTTATTGCTTCCGCTACCGATGCTCTTCGAAAGAACTTGAGAACTTTTTGACTGTAGATTTGAGGAACGAAGTTACCACTTGGTAAGTTTTCGTAACCTGCAGCTGTTGAAAAAGCCATTAGCTTTCTCCTTTCTACAAAAAGTTAAGTTAAAATTATCGAGAGTTCACAACTCTACCTTCTCTTGAAGCTTTATCAATTTGTTTTTCAAGTTGAGCAAACTCAGAAGGTTTAAGTTTTGAAATCTCAGCAACAGTCCAAATTTTTGTATCGTCCTGTAAATCTTCAATGTAACGATGAGTTTTTGTTACAGATTCAGCAGCACGTTTACTATTACTTGGTTTCTGTTTACGCGACCTCGTTTTAGAAACAGTACCGTTATCCGCTTTAAATAAGTCGATAACTCTAGCTGCCCATTTTGGATC